TGAAAGGTGTAGAGGTTGGGATACCAAACAAGCTAGATAAAACGTGGACTAATCTACCTTGGGTCAATTTCGACGGTAAGGTTCTTGAGCAAAACTTCACACAGGTATTTGAGGAGAAATTATCTTACAGAGATGCAGATGGTAAGTGGGTAACAAACATTCTACAGGTGCCGCAGAAGACTTCACCAAACTGGTGGGAAGAGCTTCGCAATAAAGATAACAAGATAAATAGTATTGTTGACGTCAATCGAGCCAGGACAGCCTTCGGTGTGAATGGCAACCACTCTAATGATGCAACAATTGTCAAACAATTTCACCTATGGGGCGCTAAACAGCGTATCCAAACCTCGACAGTGCATGACGCCTTTTTCACTAACTTAGGACATATGCTCCAAGCTCGTGATGGTTTAAAAGGCATATACGCTGATGCGGTAAGCAAGAATAGCATCTTAGATACACTAAACGAGATGCGCGCAAGGGGTATGCCCCAAGCAATTTATAAACAGTACTTGAATGAAGCCATTGATATTGGTCTAATACCTGTGGTAGGACGATCAAGAGTTGGTGGTAAGTTATTAAAAGAATCTGATATCCTAAAGTCAACGGACGTTATTGCACCTGTTAGCAATGGCTTCAATGACAACAGATATTGGTACGGAATTGGGTAGGCTGTGCCTTCCCTTAATATAACAGGCTGTGCCTGAAAGGTAAATATAAATGGATAAGACCCCTGAGCAGTTGGAAGCAGAACGTGTGGCTAAAGAGGCGGCAGACAAAGCCGCAGCGGAAGCTGAAGTATTGGCCGCAGAGAAGGCAAAAGAAGAGGAAGCTAGAAAAGCTGCAGTTCTAGCAGCTCTATCGCCCGAAGCTAAGGCACTTATTGATGCACAGGTTGCTGAAAGCGTTAAGCAACTTAAAGCAAATCTTGACAATGCATACGCCGCAAGAGATGCTGCTCAACTAGAAGCTAAGAAAGCTGCCGATGAGAAACGTGCTGCTGAGATCCAGCGACTTACTGATGAAGGTAAGCATAAAGAGGCATATGAGATCCAGTTGAAACAAGAGCGCCAAGCTAATGATGAGCTTAAGCGCAAGAATGTTGAGTTAACCCGAGATGTTGAAGTCCGCTCTGCACTAAAGGACTTTAATTTTCGAAATGCGGATGCCTCTGAAATTGGGTTCAAGGAAATTGTCGCACATCTTGTGCAGAATGACAAGGGCCAATGGGTTCACAAAAGTGGTACTGCAATTAGGGACTTTGCTCAGGCTTTCTACAAGGATCCGAATAAGTCATTCTTGTTTAAGGCACCAGAAAACAATGGTTCCGGATTTAATCAAAACGGTTCCTCTGTAAATAACAACACAGGCTCTCTATTTAAAATGTCCCAAGCAGACGTCCTGGCTGGCGTTGCAGCGGGTACAATTGGTAGAAAGCAATAAATAAGGAATTTAAATGTCTCTAGTAACGAATCTCCCAGGCGCTGATACTTTTGTGCTTCAGGCTGCAATTACCGCGTATGCAGACGAAGCGTACACGAATGCGAAGAAGCTCTCTGGTACTGGTATTGTTGGTGATAATCCGATGATTAACACCGATACTGAAACCTTTATCGGTCAGATGCGCTGGTTCAAACCGCTGAACCCTGTGATCAATATCGCATCACTGACTGATGCAACTCCAGGTACTGGTACGGTGTTTGCAAGTGATTACTCGACCTACGTCAAGTCTGTGCGTACGCATGGTGCGACTCAGGTTAATCTGCGTCAAGTAGTCTCTAAGGAAGACGGTCTGGCCAAAATTGGTCGTGACTTTAGCGAGACGCGTGCCCAAGACGAACACAATGGTATCCTTGCTGTGATCAAGGGTGTTGCAATCGCTGAAGCTCTGAACGGTGCTGCTACCGGTTCTGGCGCAACAGGTCTAGGTGGTCAGTCCTTCACCAATGATCCAGCTGACAAGAAGTATGGCTTCTATGTGGACCTAGGTGCTGCCCTTCCTGTCGTTGCCGCTTCAGCCTCGATCCAAGGTGCTGCTCGCGCTGAAGGCTTCCTTAACGCTATGGGGATGGCGTGGAAGGACTATGAGCCTGATTATGCCTATCTTGTCTGCTCTCCAGAGACAATGGCCAGCCTGCGTTCCGCCAATCTCGTAGATCAAGACGGTGTTGTTGAAGCTAACGTTAAGTTCAATACCATCTTCAATGGCAAGCTACGTCTCATCCAGACTCGTGCATCACAGAGTTTCTCTTCCGCGCAGCTCACAAAGATCAACACTGGTGACGGCGTAAACATCACCGGCACTAAGACGTCCTTTATTATCCTTCCTGGTGCGATTGCCATGAAGAATCTGGACGTACCTACACCTACTGAAATCGATCGTGACGCCAAGGCTTATAAAGGTGGTGGCTCGACCGACATTTGGCATCGTTGGGGTTATGTGCTTGCACCTGCCGGTTACGACTGGCTCGGCTCTCAGACTGTGTTTGCTGAAGATGCATCCTACCAGTACTCTGTTACTGGTGGTACTCCTGAAGTTCTCACCGCAGCTACCGTCGGTGTTACTACCACAGGTACCTGGGGTCGTAAGACTTCGAGTGCGCTATCTCTTGGCATCCTGCCGGTATTCCATAGTTAATAGGAGTTTCAAATGGCGCTTAGCAAGGGCGTAAATTCATATGTCACGCGATCTGAGGCCGATGTATACTTTGGCGATCGTCTAGATGTAGCTGACTGGACTAACGCAACTACTGGACAGAAAGACCAGGCCCTTGTGACAGCCACTGGATTGCTGGATAATTTAGTATGGGAGGGCACCATTTCAGACGAGTCGCAATCACTCGCGTTTCCAAGAAATGGTGATTTCTTCGATCCAAGATTAGGCGGTTGGAGCAGATTGGATGGTGTAGCCGTTCCAGACAGAGTAATTAGGGCAACCTATGAGCTCGCTGTGCATCTTATCGTCAATGATGGCATACTAGATAGCACTGGCTCTGCAGAGAACATCTCTGTAGGCTCAATCCAAATTTCCACTATTAAGAACCCTAGTGTAATCCCATCACTCGTAAGAGCTATTATCAAACCATTGTTGATCAATGGTGGTAGTAGAGGTTGGTGGAGGGCTAATTAATGGGGTATCGTGGTCTAATAAATAGAGCAGTTAAGTCTGCGTTTAGATCGGTCGGTGATCTTGCCTTTGAGGTAACTCTATCAAAGAAAGACGCTAGCTCATTTGACTTTATTGCGAATGAAGCTGTAATGACCGCCACGACTACAGCTAGTATAAAGGTAGTAGTACTAAAAGAGGACGAGCCAGTTTCTGCAGATGGAGTTACAAGTAAAACAAGAACTGTAATTACACCTGTGGCAAATATTGATCCGTTAAACATATACGATACTATTACATTTTCGGATGGCGGAGTCTGGACTATTACTCCAGGCTTTGAAAGCGATGGCTACGTGATCACGCTCATTTTGACAAAAGGAGTGTGAGATGAAGTATGCAGATTTATACAAAAACATCTACAGTCTATTTGGCTCTGCTGAATGGATTCTAGAGAGTGTAAAGACATACCCTAGTAACTTTACAGGGGTTTCAACTGCAGCTAGTTATATACGTGTCGCGATTGTCGCATCCGGAGCTAACGAGGTCAGACCACTTAAATCAGTTAGTGGCCAGTTAGTGATAAGCATCTTTATTCCGTCGGGTCAAGGCCCAAATGCCGGGATAGCGATTGCAGATAAACTTGATGGGTATCTATCAGGTAAATCTTTAGTTAGTGGCGGATCGGTTACACAGTTTTCTTCAAGTACTCTAATTGAGCTAGGAAGGGATCGAGATAATGCCAGCTTGCATGTCCTAAAGTATTCAATTGATTTTTCACATTATGGAGTTTGAATGGCACATATTTCTACACTAGGCGCTGCGATCTTTAGCACGCTTTCGATGAACAAGGTAGCTACCAATGCCGCTCCAGGCACTGGCCTAGCTGCCGACTGGCACGCATTGTTTGACACCGGTGCTGAGCGCACTACACTAGGAAACGTTAGGGATTTCCCTGCTGTCGGGACACCACCTAACATCGTCAAGGTACCGGCATTCGGCGCTAAGCAGTCACGCCAGATTCAGGGCCAGGCAGACGCACCTACACTTGAGCTTGGCATTAACTATGTTGCGCTTGACTGGGTTGACGGTGGTCTTGGAACGCTCGGGTACGCTCTAGCGAATGACGTAACTTTTGCTTTCCGATTTGCACTGCTGAATACCGATCCTGGTGCAGCAGCTACAGGTCTATCTACAGATAATTCCTGCTTCTATTGGCTAGGGCGTATCGAAGCGTGCCTTGTTAAGACGTCACTGTCTGACGCAACCATGGCTACAGTCACCCTGTCGATGCAGTCGGATTTCTTCGGCGCATTCACACACTAAGGAGTAATTGATGGCACATATTAATTCACTAGGCGCTGCCCTCTTTACTGACCTGGCTTTTGCAGTTGGCACTAGCATTGTTCCTGCTACGTATGATCAGACTGGATTCGATGCATTATTTGGAACTGCTGACACTGGAACCCCGTATGATGCCGCCGTTGCAGGTGGCTTCCTTCGTATCCAGAATATTCGTGACTTTCCAGCAATGGGAACTCCTCCGAATATTGTCAAGGTTCCTGTGTACGGCACGAAGCAGTCCAAGCAGATTCAGGGTCAGGCAGATGCGCCTACGCTAGAGTTCACACTTAACTATATCCCAAGTGAGTGGGGCGCTAGCCCTGGCTATGGCCAGTTTGTGGGTGATAATATCACTCGTGCTTTTCGGTTTGCCCTGTTGAACTCTGACAGTGCTGGTGTGACCGCAGCCACGAAGTACGCTTCTGTTGCACTTGGTCTAGGTACCGTCCAGAATAGTATTTTCTACTTCACTGGTAGAATTGAAGCTGTTCTGGTCAAGGCATCCCTGACTGATGCAACCACAGCAACATTGACAATGTCTATGCAGTCTGATTTCTACGGCGGCTATACAGTCTAGTACTAACAAATGGGGGTTCGTAGCTGTGGCTAGCTTACTCTTAAACAACCGGTGGCCACATAGAGCCGGTGCCCCACACCTGAAAGTCATAAATGGAAAACAAACCTGACAAGCCGTTTAGCAGATCATTTATCATCAGCACTACGGTAAAGCACATGCTAAAGAGCGTTGATATCAGTATTCAGAAAACTATCAATCGGATTCCTGAGTTCTCAGGCAATGCAGCAAAGTCAACAGAGCTACTGCTGACAGTTGGTGAATTGCAGGAACTTAAGAACCACGTTAAAAATAAAATGGAGCAAGTCTAATGTCTACACTTAAAGAACTGTCTGCAAAGCGTATGTCTAAGTCCGTAAAATTTATGGGTGAAGATGTTAAGATCTACAAATTAAGTGTAGCAGAAGTGCTATCCATTCAGGAAAAGTCAAAGGACGCAGGAGCAACAGAAACCGCTGGCTTTGAAGTATTGCGAACAGTCATTCGAATGGCGGTAGAAGGCGCTAAAGAGCTGGAAGACGGGGACTTTAACAACTTTCCTATGGATGAACTTTCAAAGATCTCTGCTGAAATTATGAAGTTCTCTGGACTAGGTGAACCTGCGGGAAAGTCAGCCTAACCAGCGAGGAATTAAAGATCTTCGAGTTGGCATTACATCTAGGCAGATTCGCCGAGGATATTGCCACTAACATGTCGTATGACGAATTCGTTAAATGGCATTTATACTTCGAGGAATCACCTCCTGGCTGGCAGGCTGATTACAGAGCTTCTAGAATAATTGCTGCTCAAGGTGTTACTACTCCAGCCCGTGAGATCTTTCCATCCATTGGTGTAATTCAAGATGTGATTGCTAAGCGGGAAGAGGAACGTGCTAAGCAGGATAGTGTCAACCTTAATTCTCTCAAGGGAACTAAGTTTCTTACTCAGTTGCTGAATGCAACAGGCGGTGAGAAGTTATCTATTCTAGGTCAGCTATGAACATTACAATTCGTAATACTAAGTCAGTACTCGATGACATAAAAAGAGCGTCTTCAAGTATCGACTTACAACTAGCGAAAAGCGCTAATGCAGCACTCAGTAGAGTAGCAAATAGTACTCCAGTAGACACAGGTGCAGCTAAGGCTGCCTGGAGGCTTGAGCGACGGGGTAAGTCATTCAGACTATCCAATGACAAGGAGTATATTGATGCGCTGAACAACGGATCCTCTAAACAGGCCCCAAGTAACTTTATTGAGATTGCATTACTGTCTGATTCTACTCTAAGGTCTAATGGTACAATAGTACTTCCGCAAAATTGAATGCCCCAGATGGCTGCTATAATGGCCATCTGGGTTTAAAATTGGGAGAGTGAAATGTCCGGTGTAATTATCGACATTGAAACAAGAAATGCGGAGCGAGCAAGAGAGGATCTAGCTAAAATAAGGACAGCCGTCTCAAATGTAGATGGTGCTGTAAACAAGGCTGCAGAGTCCTTTAAGAAGTTAGGTTTGAGTATATTCTCGCTAGCAACCGCAGGCGCTGCGTTGTCTATGTTCACGCGTGCCGCAAATGAATACACAGAAATAGGAAATAAAATCGCGCTAGTGACCGGAAGAACCTCAGAGTTGATCAAGGTTCAAGAGGAGCTAGTAGATGTTG